ATTGTAATATGCACCTGAAGCAAAATTTTTAGTGTTGCCTTCAACTAAATTAAAATAATACCTCTGACATCTAGCTAAACTATCACCATGAGCTTCATGTTGAAATGGAGCTATACTATTAACATCAAACTCACCTACTTCCATTTGTATGCCAGTAATCAATATATTGTTATCTGTGCTACTGCTACAATTTACTTGACCAACAGCTTGATTAGCTGCTGTATAATTTTCCCATGCAGTCGCAGCAGTTCCACTAGAATAATTTGACCCAGCAGCAAACCAAAATTGTAAATTCATGCCATGAGTATTATCTGTACCCATTTCATCACCTCCTGTATCACCAGGGAAAGTAACTATGGCTTTTGTCCAAGTGTTGGCTGAACTAATTGTGTAAGTTTGCATACAATAACGATTGGTTGAACTATTTGCATCATAAAGTCCTACAACATGAGTGCCAGTTGTTGGTGATTTTACCCATGCAGCAACAGTAATTTTTTTAGCATCAGATGTTCCTTTATTAAATATACGCATGTCTTGTTTTTCAAAACGAATATTTAAAAATATAAAATCTCCAGCATCTAAACTTGAATTTGCAGTTGTACAATCCATTTTTAAAGAATTTGTAAAACCATATCCTGTTGGAACATCTGTATCTTGTGTAATAGTCCAAGTACCTGCACCACTCATTCTGACATACATTCTGTCTAATGTATAAGCAGAGCCAGTATGTCCAGTATGTGATGTCCCTCTTTGTGCTATTGTCATACCACCATTGATGATAATAGGCTTAGAATTTTGTCTATCTAAAACTACGGTGTTATCTGCTACTGTGCCATGTAATGTTAGTGCCATTAGTCTGCCTCCGCTATAGTGTTACCTGCTGCTACCCAATCTAATATTGCTTGATAGTCTGCATTATTAGTATCTAAAGGAACATGAGATGTAATACCATTTTCAACAATAATATAACAAGCTAACTCTCCGTTGTATTCGCCTTTCTTAACACTTGTAAAATTTCTCACTATAATAAACTCCTTTATAATTCTGCTGCTGCTTCAAAATGACAATGTACAGCTGAAGCAGCACTTCCACTTCCAGATGAAAGCACAAAAGAATTTTCACCTGTATGAACAGCAGAAGCTGTTTGATTAGTATGTTCGGCTGTGCCTAAGTCTGCACGAGAACACTTTCCAGAATTTCCAGCACTGTCATAGAAAGTGATTGTTGGGGTAGTCCTTTTTGGAGTTAAAAAGTAAATACCCATCGCTATTTCTCCACTACCAGTTTGCCCAGCCACTCCTGAACCATGTCGGAGTCCAACAGTTGTAGCTGTGCCAGGATCTGTTGTCGCATTATAACTTTTTTCATAATACCTCTGACATCTTTGTAAGCTATCACTAAACGATTCATGTTGAAACTCAGGTATAGTGTCTGAACTATACTCGCCAACCTCAAACTGTAACCCAGTAATTAATACTTCATTTGCTGTGTTATCGCCTAAATCTATTGAGCCATTATAACTCTTTGCTTCATTTACAGCAGCCCAAGATGAAGGAACTCCACCGCCCTCGCTATCGCTACCTGCGTCAAAGAAAAACTGTATTCTTAATTCATTAGAATTGTCATTTGCCATAGCATTAGAAGTGTTGCCTGCAAAAGTAATGACTTTCTTTTCCCATGTGTTGGCACTTGAAATGGTTACTAATTGTCCAATATGATAAGCCTCTACCATTCTTAAATTAACTTGGAATGTTCCTGTTTTATTAGACTTAATCCAAAAAGCAATCGTTACTGTTTCAGCAGATGATGTGCCATATTTTAATAATTGAACATCTTGTCCTTCAAAAGAATAAACAAGTAATAATAATCCATTTGCATCTGGAGTTGCATCTGCTGTGGTAACATCTAATTTAGCAGAATTTGAAAAGCCATAGCCACTTGGTACATCTGTGCTTTGAGCAAGCTGTACTGTAAACCCACCTCTAATATCTGCTCGTGTTCTATCTGGGCCACCATATGTGCCGGGAGAGGTTATTCCTGTCACTGTACCTCTTTGAGCAATTTGCATAGCACCATTAATAATAAGTGGTTTAGCATTTTGCCTTGTAACTATTGTGCCATTATCTGTTGTAGAAACTTGTCCTACAGTATTAACATTTCCATTAGCATCTATAGTTACTTTAGTTGTACCATTAGATTGTATATCTACCGCACCACTAGTATCTGATATTAATTTTAAACCATCACTGGTATCTGCATTTATTTTACATGTCATAATATCACCCATCTTTGTCCACTAGGGACGGTTACTGTTACTCCACTTGCTATGGTTATTGGTCCTACNCTCATGGCATTTTTNCCAGCTGTAATTGAATANTNNGCCGCAATATCATCAGCATTTTCATAAATNGCACCACCACTAAANGCAGTTGGATTCATCTCCATTACATCCGAACCACCAATTCTAAAGTCTATTTGNTCATCAGTNTCNGCAGTAATTGAGGTNTCGGCATCAGCATCNAGTATAAGCTCTTTACCGTTTAAATCCATACCNTTNTTNGGTAATAGTTTACCNNCATCTGANCCATCAATNGTTAAAAATACAGTGTCTGCNCCGCCATCGGTTCCTTTTAATATTATATCAGTATCATTACCTTGAGCATCAATGGTAATATNACCAGCTGATGTTGCTAAAGTTGAGGCCGCATCACCTGTGCCAATATCATCTAATGCTGTAGCAGGTGCCGCTGCAAAGGATAATGTGCCACTCCCATCGGTTTTTAAAACATGATTAGCTGAACCATCTGCTGTTGGAAAATTAAATGCAGTGCCACCAGAAGTAATAATTACTTTACTACCATCTGACGCTATGCTTTCGTTGGCATCATGTAATTGTAGTGTTGGTGTGCCACCACTGTCCTCTAACAAAAGACCCGTATCATGCACATGAGTTAAAGTAATCTCATCGTTAGCACCGAACGATAAAATTGCACCATCGTGTTGTAATTCTAAGTCTTGTGTTAAAGTTACATCGCCATCAGATCCTATGGCTATAGCATCTGTATCAGAGGCAGAACCTATTTGTCCACCATCTGCTATAGTAATACCACCTGAGTGCACATCTCTTTGGCTAAAAGTCACCACCCCATCCGAAGCTATTGCCATTGAGTCAGTATCACTGGTGTGCCCAATGTTAGTTCCGTTAATAATTATATTATCAACCGTTAATGTCGTTAATGTGCCAAGTGAGGTAATGTTAGTTTGTGCCGCAGTTGTCAATGTTACATCTGCAATATATGTTTTGACTCTGGACATTTGTGATTTTTTCTCGGTGCCACTTGCTCCATCATCAACAATAATTAAATCAGCATCTGCTAAATCAGCTCCTATATCTGATGCACCATCTATATCAAGTGCACCGATATCTACTTTGTTTGCTGTTGATATCGTAGCGAGTTTAGTATCAGCGATTGCCGCATCTGAGGCCACACTTGCATTGACCACAGCGTTGGCGGCTAATTGATCAGCACCCACAGCGTCATCTGCGATTTTTGCTTGAGTTACATTGTCATCGACAATAGAAGCAGTGACAACAGCATTAGAGGCTAATTGATCAGCCCCCACAGCATCATCGGCTATCATGGACTGTTCTACTGCATCACTTTGTATGGTCATTGCTCCACTAGAAGCTAAACCAATATCGCCACTTACTGCTACTTCTTCGTAACTTGTGCCATCACCTACTAATATTTTACCTGAAGTAACATCTGGCATTATAAATTTAGCAGGTAAAGTTAAATTATTATTTGCATCTAATACTAGTGACTTACTTGCAGGCATAGTGCAAAAAACAAATTTAGCACCAGCAGAGAAATTAACAGCACTATCACTATTAGAGCTTGATATGATTGTAGTACGAGCTAAAGTTGAGCTATCTGAAGATAAGGTACCTAAACCCACTTCAAATTCAGCATTTAGCTGAATACAGTAGTAAGTAGTGTTATTATTTCCGATACCTGCCGCAAAAGTTTCAAAACCTTGCACCGCACCAGCTAATGTTACCGTGCCTGTGCCTGTGGTCGTGGTAGTTTCTTTTACACGGTCATTGAGAACTAACGCCATGTGTCACCTCTATGCTATTCGTATGATTGCAGCAGATGAAGAGAAAGCAGGAAACTGTATGGTAAATGTGCCTGAAGTTGCTGTTTTATCAGAACCAAAATTTAAAACACATACTGCTGGATCACCAGAAGCTGTGTCGTTATAAATTAACGCACCTCTTGCTGTCAGACTTACACCTGTAAATGATAAATCCGCAAAATCAACTAACGCTGTATCAGAAGATAATGATGTACCACCATTTGTTAATGCACTTCCCCCTGAAGCATATTGACCGGTGGCTCCTACCTGATTATCTGTAGTAAACGATGTGGTTGATTTACCTAAAGTAGCACTACTGGTATACAGTGCTAATTTAAATGAATTGCCACCACTAGATTTAAAATTGTGTGTTCCCTCCAATAATTCTTTTTTGAAGGAATTACATATTGCATTAGTTGTTATCGCCATTATCCTACTCCTTTAGCATTTGGTGAAACTGATGGAATTGGCATCCTTGGCACTCCATCTTCATACTGTCCACGCTTACGTTGACCCATTTGTTGCATCGCAAACTGTTGTATCTCTTCATTATACTTTTGTTTGTATAAAGTGTACATATCAGCAGGACCTTTCAAATAGCTAAAGCACTCGGTAAGAACGCCGTGCAAAAGCAAACTCTCTTGATTATTAGATAAAAAAGTAGCGGTCGAACTATTAAAATGTGGTGGATCTGTTATGTAATTAAGTTGAATCGTAAAGGTCGTATTTGGCACAGGTGCAATGACAATAGTTGTGTCATCCCAGTTAGCATAATATTTAGGTGTGCCTGTAGCGTCACCTGGATTAAATTCAGATATAAAACTTGTGTCTCTTTTTTCTAAAAATATACGACTGCTGCTACTGGTAATTTGCACTGACCTTAAAT